ATTAAAACGGCGCGACGTTCCTTAAACATTTTATTTCAAGAATGGGCAAACCGAGGTTTGCATTATTGGGAAGTTGCAAATAACTCAATAACTTTAGTAGATGGTCAAGCAACTTATACGATGTATCGTTCGCCAGGTGATGGAACTTCTGACGCCACTAGTATATATGGCGTTGATGATATATTGGAGTGCTCTTATCGGAATGCATCTTCTATAGATACACCTTTAACAAAAATTAATAGATCAGCTTATCAAGCGTTATCAAACAAATCATCTGAAGGACAACCCGTACAATACTTTGTACAAAGATTTATAGACAGGGTTACAATAACTTTATATCTTACTCCAGGCTCATCTGAAGCAGGTAATAAAATTAACTATTATTATGTGAAAAGGATTCAAGATGTTGGAAATTATACAAATGCAACCGATGTACCTTATAGGTTCGTTCCTTGTATGTGTGCGGGTCTTGCTTATTATTTGGCTCTTAAAAAGGCGCCACAAAGAATTCAAGAATTAAAAATGCTTTATGAAGATGAATTACAAAGAGCTCTAGCTGAAGATGGATCTTCATCAAGTACATTCATAACCCCAAAAACTTATTATCCAAATGTCTAATTTATCAAAAGGAAAATACGCTCAAGCAATATCAGATAGAAGTGGACAAGCATTTCCATATTCTGAAATGGTTACTGAATGGAATGGAGCCTTTGTCCATGTTTCAGAATTCGAGCCTAAACATCCACAGTTAGAACCTAGAAGATTCACTGCTGATGGACAAGGTTTACCAAAAGCTAGACCTGCAAGAGTAGAGCCGGCTACACCAAATTTATTACAATCTAATCCATTTAGTTTAACATCGGGATCAGGAACTGTTTCTGTATATGAACCAAGTCATGGAAGAACAACAGGTGATTTAGTTGTATTTAGAAATGTAGATGGTTCTCCTGGTGGAGTTGCTTATTCTGTATTTGAAAATGCAAATGGATTTAGTATAACAGTAACAGATACAAATAATTACACATTCTCATTAGGTTCAACACCTATAAGAACAGAAAAAGGAGGGGGTATAACTGTGACTGCTGGTCCAGTAACCATAACACCATAATGACATACGCAGAATTAGTTACAAAAATTAGAGATTATTGTGAAGTTGATGCAAATGTATTTACATCAAGTATTATTGATGGATTTATTCAAGATGCAGAATTTAGAATTTTAAGAGAAATAGATTCTGATAATAATAGACAATATGCACAAGCTGATATTGTTGCAGGTCAAAGATATGTTAATACACCTTTGATATCTGATCAAACTTTAATTATTAGATCAGCACAAATCACTGACTCTACTGGTGGTGCAGATAATTCAAATAGGTCTTTTTTAGAATATAGAGATACAAGTTTTATATCTGAATATAATCCAACTGGAGTTCAAGGACTACCAAAATACTACTCATATTGGGATGAAGACACCATTGTTTTAGCTCCTACACCTGATCGAAATTATAACATGCAGATAAATTATATCTTGAAACCAACTCAATTATCGTCTAGTAATACAGAAACATACCTAAGCAAGGAATTTCCAAATGGCTTATTGTATGCATGTTTGATTGAAGCTTTTGGTTTTTTAAAAGGTCCTATGGACATGATTCAGTATTATGAAAAAAGATATTCTGAAGCAGCTCAAGGTTTCTCAATTGAACAAATGGGTAGACGAAGAAGAGATGAGTATCAAGATGGTTCACCTCGAATTCGACAACAAAAATAATTAAGGAGTAATACATGGCTATAACACAAGCGGTTGCAAATAGTTTTAAAAAAGAAGTCCTAGAAGGAAAACATGATTTTCAATTTTCTGGTGGTGACAATTTTAAACTTGCTCTGTATGTCTCTACTGCAACATTAAATTCATCAACTACAGCATACACAGCTTCTGGCGAAGTTTCAGCAAGTGGTCAATATACTGCAGGTGGTGGAGCGCTAGTAAAACCAAATCCAAGTACTTCAGTTGCATCAGGTGTTGCAATTGTAGACTTTTCTGATTTGTCTTTTACAGGTGTTACTTTGACAGCTAGAGGGGCCCTAATCTATAATACTTCATCGTCAAATGCGGCGGTTGCAGTACTAGATTTTGGTGCAGACAAAACAGCAACTTCAGGAACATTTACAATTCAGTTCCCAGCTTTCACAACTTCAGCAGCGATTCTTAGAATTGGTAACGCGTAATAGGAGGTAACCTATTATGTCTGCTCCTTGGGGAAGTAACACATGGGGTATTGGTCCCTGGAATGTTGGATCTGTTGATGTAACTGTTGATCTTCAAAATAAAAGTTGGGGAGATGATACATGGGGATCTGGTGACTGGGGGCAAGGTGCACCTAGTTCTTTTGGACTAACAACAAACGTTGGTTCAGTAAATATTTCTATTGCAGCTCAAACAGATGTATCAGGAATAGGTTTAACTGTTACTCTCGAAAATGTAATCACACAAGCAACAGCTAATACAAATATTAGTGGCCAACAATTAAATTTATCTTTAGGTGAAGAAACAATTGAAGCAACAGCTAATGTTGATATTACTGGCCAACAATTAAATTTATCTTTAGGTGAAGAAAGTACTACTGCATCTGCAAATGTAGATGTAAATGGAAATCAAGTAAATATTAATCAAGGTGATGTTAATATTAGTATTGTAGGTGGGGTCATTCCAGAGAGTGTAAGTTTAGCATTAGCACTTGGAAATGAAACTATAACTACAGATGTTGATATACCTTTATCAGGTCAAGGATTAACAGCAACAGAAGGAACGGTAGATCCTTCTCCAGATGCCACTGTTATAGGTATTGGAATGACCATGGGATTAGGTGTTGGATCCGTTACAGCAGGAGCTAATACTGATATTGCAGGTCAACAATTAAACATAGCTCAAGGAACAACAGTTTTAGATGCAAACACATTAGTTGATTTAACAGGTCAATCATTAGGCCTTGGTTTAAGAAATGTTACTGTTGCAGGAACAGCAAATATAAATTTAACCGGAAATCAGGTAAATATAGCTCTTGGAGATGAAGTAACTCAAGTGTGGAGAATTGTTGACACAGGAACATCCGTAGCTTATACTGAAGTTTCTACCGGAACATCTGTAGCTTATACTGAAGTTTCCACCGGATCTAGTGTTACTTGGAATGAGATTGACACAGCCGCATAAATTTTATAAAAATAACGTAATTTAAGGAATTAAAAAATGGCATCAAGTTATTCTACTGACCTCAAACTAGAATTAATGGTAACCGGTGAAAAAGCTGGTCAATGGGGTGATATTACAAATTCAAACTTAGTTGTTTTACAACAAGCAATCGCAGGTTATGAAGCTATTTCATTAAATGCAACAACAGGTGCAACTTTAACTTTTTCAAATGGTGTAACTTCTAATGGTAAAAATGCTGTTCTTGATTTAACAGGAACCATTACAACATCAGTTGATGTTATTGTTCCAGATGGAATTGAAAAAACTTATATTTTAAAAAATTCTACAAGTGGATCTCATGCGGTTAGAGTTAAAACATCTTCAGGAACTGGACCTAGTTTTGATACAACCGATAAAGGATATAAACTTGTTTACGTAGATAGAACAGATGTTGTTGATGTTGCTTTAGCATCACCTCCAGGTGGATCTGACAAACAAATTCAATTTAATGATAATGGTTCTTTTGGTGGAATCACTATGGGAACTTCAGGACAAGTTTTAACAACAGATGGAACCACTGCATCTTTTGGAGATATTTCTGGTGGTGCATCTTGGCAAGCAGTTATTACTGCTGATCCCGCAAACGCGGTTGCAGGGAATGGATATTTTTGTAATACAACAGGTGGAGCATTTACAGTTACACTTCCAACTGCTGCAACAATTGGTGATTTCATTTCATTCATTGATTACGCAGGAACATTTGATACTAACAATCTAACCATTGGCAGAAACGGACACAATATTCAAGGAGCTGCTGCGGACTTAACTGTTGCTGTAGAACGAGCTGGATTTACACTTGTGTACGTAGACGCAACTCAAGGTTGGCTATTAAAGGATAATTAACAATGGCTAGCTACAAACAGTTAGTCGGAACTCGGGTTCAAAACTTCACAAACGATCCCGACAATCCCATCACAGGACAAGTTTGGTATAACGTTACTGCAGCAGAGTTCAGGTATCAGGAACAAGCTGTAGGGAATGCTTGGGCTACGGCAAATAATATGAATACTGGTAGACAGTATATGGGTAGTACTGGAACACAAACAGCGGCTTTAGCGTTTGGAGGTGGCCCAGTAGATTCAGATGCAACAGAATCTTATAATGGAACAACTTGGACTTCTCTTGCTAATATGGCGGCTGTACAAGAACAACAAGGATCAGGTGGAACACAAACTTCAGCTGTAAGTTTTGGTGGAAGATTAGGTAGTGATCCACCACTTGCCATAAACCAAAGTTGGAATGGATCAAGCTGGACTGAAGTAGGAGATTTAAATACAGCAAGAAGATTTCCTGGAGGAACAGGAGCAGATAACACAAACGCACTAGCTTTTGGAGGAGGTTCAGGAGCTCCAGGTGGTGTTTTAGAAGCAGTGACAGAAACTTGGAATGGAACTAGTTGGACAGAAGTTAATGACTTAAATTTAGCAAGAAGTATTCTTGCTGGATCAGGAAATTCTAATACTTCTGCCTTAGCGTTTGGTGGACAAGGCCCTGCAACAGCTTCAACAGAATCTTGGAATGGAACTTCTTGGACAGATGTTGCTGATATGAATACTGCTAGATATGCTTTAAATGGAACGGGTACTCAATCTTCAACTTTAGCTTTCGGTGGAGAACCTCCAACTGCAGATACTGAATCTTGGAATGGTACAATTTGGACAACTGTTACTTCTTTAAATCAAGTAAGAAATGGTGCAGGTTCAGCGGGAGCAAACAACACATCAGCACTTGCTTTCGGTGGAAGAAATCAACCTGACCCACTTAGTTCAGCAACCGAAGAATGGAACGCAGGCATTAATTTAGGAGCTTGGTACACGGGTGGGGATTTGAATACGGCTAGAGGAAGTTTAACAGGGACAGGAACACAAAATGCTGCTATGGCAATAGGTGGAGAGAATCCTTCTGATTATCAAGCAGTAACAGAGTTATATAATGGAACTTCTTGGGCTGAAGTAAATAATTTAAACACTAAAAGAGGAAATATAGGGGGAGCTTTAAATGGAACTCAAACAGCTACATTAGTTTTTGGAGGTTTAAATACATCTCAACCTGATTACAATTTAGCAGTTGCAGAGTCTTGGAATGGACTTGTATGGACAGAAGTGAATGATTTAAATAATGCTAGATATGGCCCTAAAGGTTCAGGAACTCAAACTTCTGCTTTAGCTTTTGGAGGTGCTCAATTTCCAACTGGCCCAGCTC